TAGTAGAACTTATAGCGATATTGATGTCACTAATTATTTTGTCAGTAATTTTGTTTCTAACACTAATCTTTGGATTGGGGACATTATTGGTAGAGCAGGTGATGATAACTATAAAACGTGGTCAAAAAAAGTAGAGGCGCTACACTATTACTATGAACAAGATATAGATTATATATTAAGTATGATAACAAAGAAATTAAGTTTTGATGATTTGTTTACTTCTAAAAATAAACAACACCCACCTATACTTAAATACTTTCTATCGAAAAAGATAAACTTTGAAACGCTTATTATATTAGATGACATATTAAAGTTTTCAAAAAGACTAAACAAGGACATAAGTGAAAAAGTATTGTGGCCTAAATTGTATGATAGAATGATAAGATATAAACCTTTCATGTCATATAATATAACAAAATATAAAATGACATTAAAAAATAAAATAAAGGATATGTAATGGCAAAGATGAGAACATATAAATTCTGGAACGAAGCAGGTGACGAAAAAGAAAAAGAAGAAATGAGTTTGAAGAAGGCAGTAAGGTCTGTTCAAGGTGATTACAAAGATAAATTTATTAGTGTTGAATACACTACTAAAAAAGGTAAACAGATTAGTCAATCTGTAAAAATACCTATGGGTAGAAAGATAAGACAGGCAATAATAACAGAAGCGAAACGATTGGCAGCGAAAGCCAAAAGATTATAAGGAGAAATATGACAGATGACAATTCAGTAGATAAATCTTTTGAGAACGAAGTACCAGCACCAAGTCCTATGGTGCAGATACCATTGAAAGAATACGATAAATTAAAAGAACAACAACACTATATTACAGATAAGTCTTTAATTGATATTATAGATAACATGGAAAGACTATTAAGAGCATTAAGAAAACATATAGTTAGAACGGATATATAATGGCAAGAAAATCAATTGTAGAAGCAACTAGTCAAATCATGGGTCAAAAGGAGATCAATCATTTAGCAGATGATAGAGGGCCAAATGATTTAGAAAAAATTATTGATGAACAAGATAAAACAATTTCTCATTTAAAACATGATAATAAGACACTTGCCAAAGAAGTATCTGACCTAATAGAAGAAAAGAAAAGGATGCTTGACAATAGGTCCTAAATCTGTTATAATATTACTATGAAACATATAATAATAGCATTTTTAGTATTATGCTTTACTACTACGGTGGGAAATACTAACGAGAATAACATTGTTAATAAGATCACAAATCATATTGGCAATGAAAAAGTAAAAATTATTGAGTATCAAAAGAAAAGTTGGACAGAAGCGAAAGAGCAAACTGCTAAAAACTTTGCAACGATTAAATCTTGGTTTGTTAAGAATTAGTCTTATAAATAATACTATAACAAGTATAGCGGCCTTAAAAAGGTCAAAGTCAAACCTAGATACCCTAGTCAGCGAACTTAATAAAGTTGCTGAACCTCAAAAACAAAAGAACTCATATGCTGATGACAGATTCTGGAAACCAGAATTAGATAAGTCAGGTAATGGCTATGCAGTTTTTAGATTTCTACCAGCAGTCAAAGGTGAAGATTTACCTTGGGCGAGATTATGGTCTCATGCCTTTCAAGGACCTGGTGGTTGGTATATCGAAAACAGTTTAACAACACTTAATAAAAAAGATCCAGTTAGTGAATCAAATAGTTTACTATGGAATTCTGGCGTTGAAGCAGACAAAGAGATTGCAAGAAAGAGAAAAAGAAAACTATCTTATGTTGCAAACATTCTAGTTGTCAATGACGCTAAGCATCCTGAAAACGAAGGTCAAATTAAGTTGTTTAAATTCGGTAAGAAAATCTTTGATAAGATTACTGAAGCAATGAAACCTGAATTTGAAGATGAGAAACCTATTAACCCATTTGATTTTTGGGAAGGTGCTAACTTCAAATTAAAAATCAGAAAAGTTGATGGTTACTGGAACTATGATAAGTCAGAATTTGATAGTCCTACAGCAATCAAAGACAATGATGACGCAATACAACAAGTTTGGGATAAACAATATGCCCTTAAACCATTTCTTGCACCTGAAAACTTTAAATCATATGATGAGCTAAAAGCGAAACTAGATAAAGTTTTAAGTGGTACAAGAAGTACTGGAACTGCTGAAGATGTGACGATCCCACCTGTCACAAATGTAGCACCAGTCAAAACAGAAACAGTTGATAATACATCTTCAACACCGATTACAGATGAGGATAGTGATGAAACATTATCTTACTTTAGTAAGTTGGCCGAGGAAGAGTAAAATCTCTCCACCTGTTTCTTTATGGGGTAGGACGCAATGTCCTACCTCTCTATATTATAAATAAACATACTACATGATGAAAGAGTTTGAGATATCAAATCATATAAAGGAGAAATTATATGGAAGCTATAGATAAAATAAAAGCATGGTCTAGTGCATTAGCAGACGTAGGTGTTTCACTTATCGCTCTAGGTATTGTATTAGAAGTGCTTTTCACAGGACAGAATGTGCCATTTTGGCCAGACATTTCTGTGATTGGTAATGTACAAAACATTATAGCAGGATTTTCAAGTCAAGGACTTGTTGGTTTAGTTGCTGTGTGGGTACTTTACTCAATATATACTAAAAAATAATATAACTTCAAGGGGTCTGCTTTAGACCCCTTTCTTCTTATAACTAAATATTAATATTATGTTTTTCGAAATACTTACACAATTTGGTCTACCAGTAGCAGCAGCCACAACAATGGGTGTATTCATCTATATTATTTTAAAATACATTTTAGGTGGTGTTGTAAATTCTGTAAAAAGTCTTCATGGTATCATCATGGGTTTAGACAATAGAGTACAAACCATGAATAACGACATGATCAAATTAGACCTACTTATATCTCACGCATTACATCTAAAACCAGACGAAGAAAGAATATCACGAGCAGATGGTAAAGATGACGCAAGGAAAGATTAATGACAGTATTAGAAATTTTAAATCAGTATGGATTTGCTACATTGGCAGCAATTGCTATGGGTTGGTTCATCTTTTTTATATACACCTACATCACACAAGAGGTAATAAAGAAGCTATCTGAAGCTTCAGGTGCTTTAATTCAACTTATCGATAAAATTAGAAGACTAGATAATGATATTATCCGATTAAAGTCTAAATTGAACACTATTCTTACCATTCGAGAGAACGAAAAGAACAAACATCAAGACAAATAGTTATAAATAGTAGTATGAAAACATCATCAAAAATGGTGATGTTAGTAGTGGCATTTACATTAAACCTTGATTTTAGTTTACTAGCATCCGAAATAACACACGAGTTTAAGAATCCTGCCTTTTCAGGTAATGGATATTCTAGTCACGTCTTGTCTATAAATCAACTTGAAGTACAAAGAAAACAAGGAGTTATTGACGATATAAAATCAGCAAAGGCAGCTGCCGAGAGAGCAGAAAAGAATAAAACAGTAAATAAATTTATTGCCAACGTTGAAAGTAGAATATATGCCAACCTATCTAAACAATTGGTTGACAATATGTTCGGTACAAGTTGTGACAGTAGTGCTACAACTTGCCCTACAAGTGGTACCTCAACGATTGAAGGTGCTCAGATCGCTTGGGTCAAAGATACTACAACTGAAATCATTACATTAACAATCACAGCAGATGACGGAACGGTCACTACAATGGCAGTTCCTATCGGTGATTTTAAATTTTAAACATGAAAACAATATTAGTTATATTATTAGGTCTGATTATATCAGGTTGTGCTGCTAATAAAGATATTGAGATCAATAAAGGCAAACTACCTTATATAGAGGCGACAACTACTAAAGAAAAATTAAAAGCAATACCTAAATTAGATGGTCAACCTAAGATTACAATTGCTGTTTACAGATTTTCAGACTTGACAGGTCAGAGAAAACCAAGTACAAAGTTTTCTCAACTATCAACTGCCGTTACACAAGGTGGTAGCACATTTGTAATTGACGCTTTAAAAGAAGTATCAAATGGTGATTGGTTTCAAGTATTAGAGAGAGAAGGATTAGATAATCTAATCAAAGAACGACAACTAATTAGATCAACAAGAGTAGAATATGATGGTGAAGCTGAAGTTGGTAACATCTTAAAACCTTTAACATTTGCAGGTCTTCTTATAGAAGGTAGTATTGTAGGTTATGATAGTAATATACAATCAGGTGGTAAGGGTGCTAGATATCTTGGCATAGGAATAAGTGAACAATATAGAGTTGATCAAGTAACTGTTTCAATGAGAATTGTTGCAGTACAAACAGGAGAGATTTTGTTAACCACACAAGTGACTAAAACGATTGCTAGTCATTCAAAAGGTGGTGATGTATTTACATTTTTAGATTTAAATACAAAGGCATTAGAATTAGAGAGTGGCGTTGCTGTAAATGAACCAGTGACCTACGCCATTCGAACGGCAATAGAATACGCTATATTAGATTTAATTAAAAGTGGTAAAGAAAAAGGTTACTGGAAATATAAAGAAGAAAAAGTAAAAGGAATACACGAAAAATGAAAACAATAATTAGTGTTATTATGTTAATTATGATGACGACTTTATCATATGCAAACGACATATATGTTACTCAATCAGGTAATGCTCTTGATTTAGATATAACACAAGACGGAGAAAATAACACAGTTGGTAACTCAACTACTGCCTCAGCTTCTGCTGGTGTTACAACTATACTAAACATAGATCAGATTGGTGATTCTAAC